TGTCCGCAATGTTTGCTCGCTGAGAATCCCACCGCAAATTAGCCACGGCATCGTTGTCCCTGCTTCCGTCGCAATGGCAAACGACAGAACCACACGGCCTTGCGCCGACAAAGAGTTCCAGCACAAGCGTGGCAACGCGAGCGTGCCGGCGCACCCCGTTTCTGCATAGAATTACCTTGCGGTAACCGTCCTTATCTTTTCCACCGAGAAGCCTTCTCCACGCAAACCCGGCGAGGTGTCCGCTGAGACCAAAGCGACTCCAAATAGTGCCGTCACTCCCGACGCGATATCCAGGAAACTCGGGGACTAGACGATACTCGACTTGCGAACTAGAATTGACTTCAGCCACGTTAGAACTCCTTGCCGAGTTTGAGGTGGTTAGAGCAGCCTGGAGACGCCAATCTTCAGGCTGCTCGCATTTTACCACATTCACCCCAAGGATACAAGCGTTCACTTCACCCTCCTGCTTGGCAAAAACGCCTCCGGTGGCCTTCGGTACTCAAACCGTAGCCGGCGGGCGTGGGATAGATCAATGCAGCGAGACGGCCGCGGGAAAACAAAGACGCCCCGGCCCGCGGACGACGCCGAGTCGCCAGCGGGTTCGGGGGACGATAGCGATTCGTGTTGCTTCATGCTGTGCCGCATCGTGCGGGTTTCCTGTTGAGTCCGTGTCGAACAAGTGCCCTGCCTAGCTTCAGTCATCCGGGCTGGTGGCCTGTTCGCCGTGAGCCACTTTGGACGGCCTCTCCCGTCAGGTCACTGCCCCGGTTTGCCGTGTTCAGCATGGACCGGTTGCAGTCTTTGCTTGCAAGTCAGGGTGAGAGGATTTGAACCTCCGGCTTCGTGGTCCCAGGCCACGCACTCTACCAGGCTGAGCTACACCCTGTAGTGCCGGATAGGCTCCGGCTGGCCTTGCTGTCAGAAGGGCACGTCGTCCCCGGGGGCCTCGTCATTCGGATTGAATGTCTCGGCAATCGCCGGATTCTTTTTTCCGTTGGGCTTCGATGTCGAAATCGCGGGAGCAACCGCTGTCGCAGTCGTTGCCGGCTTCTTCTTCAACTGCTTGCCGAACATGGCGTCCAGCTTGCGAATAGCTTGGTCATCCAGCGGCTTGACCTCTAGGCCGGTTCCGTCGCTGGCGATACTCCATTTTTCGCACGGCTCGCCAGTCTTGTAGTGGGCCTCGTGGTTGCACGAAAACGCAAGTTCGTTTCCGCGAAGGTCACAACACTCGGGGTCATCCTCATCGAACTGGCGGTAACTGCCGCCCGTGAATCCGAGCGTGTCGAGATCCTGCGACACCCACTCGATTGTCTTTTCCGTGATGGAGCGGAAGATCGTACGTTCGTATTGCTGTATCACGGGCAGCAAGTTGCCGTCGGGGTCGGCCGGGTCGACTTGGCCGAGCACCGTGAACGAGAGAACCAGTTGCGGCGTTCCCGTACTGGCCTGGCCAAGCTTCTGCCGTGTGATCTTGCCCCAATACCTGCCCGGTTGGTAGAAATGTCTAGCCATTGCTCGATGCCTCCTCTTGCTTGGTGTTGTTGTTGCGGGCCGCCACAATGGCTTCCTTGAAGTTTGTCCATCCCTCGTCGCCGCTCTTGCCCATCGGAATCTCCGATGACAGCCCGAGGCGGTTGCCGGCATCGTAGGCAGCATGGCGCTCTGTGTAGAGCATCCGAGCTTGGCCTACGCCCTTGCCCTTCTTTGTGATGTTTTTCTCGTCACGTTGCTGGGTCATTTGCACAAACGTCTCGAAATTGCCGAACAGGATCACGTCGGCCCATTTGTGCGATAGACCCCAGGTCTTCTCGTGCATGTCTGGAGCGTAGCGGTCGAAGTCTGGGCCGTCCGGGTTCTTGAACGTCTTGACCCTCGTGTGAACGAGGCACACGATAGTCATGCGGCGTTGCTCGCGAAGGGCGTCCAAGGCGATCAGTAGTTGCCGCCAATCGTTGCACGAGACCTCATAGCCGCGCATGTACCCCATGAATCCACGGTCGGTCCAGTCGCCTCCGAAGTCGCGGCGGCAGACTTCCTCGTGACACAACTTCTCGGCACCGTTGAGGGTGTCGATGACGAGCGTCTTGTAGGTGTGCTCTTCGGTGGTGAGCGTATCAACTGCCGACAGCAGTTCTGTCCAAGTCTGGCACTCAGGAAAGTGCGGAACTTCTGGAAGTCGGTTGGCGTCGATCAGCGTTTCCAGTCCGGTCTCACCGCGAGACTCGATGAACACGGGGCTGGGAAAGTGTGCGCCGAACGTGGTCTTTCCCCACTTCTCGGTTGCGTGGACAATGTAGCGATTCGGGAGCCCCGAACCTTTCGACGTTACGTCAGCCAGTGACAGACGTTTGGTCGGCGGTGCTGTAGTTGGCGAGTTCGCTACCCGTCGACTCGTTGCAGTTGCCATTGACAGTCTCCTTTGGTAAGAAGTACGTAAACCAAGCTTCTAAGGCCAAATGCCACAGATGCCCGAAAAACAAAGCTTCCTTTTCTTCCTCGTCTATTCGTTCAATCCCAAGCTCGTACTCGTAGTAGTGTTTTCGCCGGCACGTCTGGAAACACCGTATACGGCTGTTCGTGAGCACGTCCCGGCCGTCGCCATCCAGGGTCGGCAACTCTCTGTGGACTTTGGCCTTACGTGCCCACTTATCAGAATCCGGCGAATCGTGCCCGCTGCAAATCCCCAGGAATTTGCAGGGCGAGTTGTACAGCAGGCACGCTCCCGAGTTGCGGGCGTGGCGGCCGGTGTTTCGTGCGTGAAGAATTTCCTGCCCGTGCTCCCATAATTCTCGTGCGTACTCCAGAATTTCCGAATTCATCCTTGGGACAGCGCGACGTTGAAAGTAATAGCCCGGCCGTTCTGTGGTGCAATCGTGTATCAGCCGCGATTCGTACATTTCCAGCGTTTCGCGGTCGTCGAGGGAAACGGCCTGAATTGATTCCAGTGACACCTGGCGACCGAAGTAAATCTGACTCGACACCACGGAGCGAACTTCCGCCTTGGTGATCTTCTTCGGGCTGATTGTCGGCTTTCGCATCACGTCCCATACAGCACCGTCGTACTTTTCGCCATTCTGCCAAGCCAATAGCATGTAGTGCGATACCTGCCCTTCGATTGCTAATTGCCGCCAATACGGCCCGGCTGGATCAGCAATGTCCTGCGAGGTCGTCTTGTGGTCAAACAGGATCTTGCGAGTTGCGTACATTGCCTCCACGTCCAACTTGCCGGCAGTCTGAAACGTACGGCTTGTGCGCTCCGTGTCCGGGTTGAGGAGGTCCGCTGTGACAGTCCGCTCTACGGCAGTCGGAATGTACCCAGCGTTGTGGTAGAGGCGGTCGTATCCTGCGATCAACGCGCGGCACTTTGCGACAATCAGATCAGCACTGTCGTCGCCGGTTCTGCTGGCGTCGAGAACGCTTACGGCAGCTTGTACAGCGTCGTTTGTTTTCATATTCCCCTCCCTACACCAACTCCCTCGCAAACACCCGATCCAGCCACGCACTCCCCGCCGCGTCATGCCAAGCGGCCTCGATCTCCTGGTCGTAGTAGCCGCGCAACACCCGCCCGACAGTCCGCACTGGCGGCACCCACAGTAGGCCACTCGGCACCGCTCGCAGTTGCATCGCCATCTCCACACGGAACCGCGAGCCAAGCCGCTCGGGCCAGCACTGCGGATCGTCGTAGCGGTACTCGCCGGGCCGCTGGTGGAGCCTCGGGCGAATCCGTTTGAACCGGATTGTCACGGCAAGGTCCACGAGGCGGATGATCGAGGTGGCGTAGGTTGGCGTCATTCCCCATCCTCCAGCAGTTCGCGTTCCATTTCCATTCGCCAGAGATTGAGGTCACTGGCAACACAACCGCCCCACGTGCGCATGGCCTCGCTCGGCCGGCAATCGCGGATTCTGGTCTCGACGCTGAGAGCCAAGCTGCGTAGAGCTTCGAGGTTCTCGCGGCGTTGGCTCCGAACGTGGATGGTGGCTTTGGCAATGCTCACGGTTGCACCTCCTCTAACTTGCTCCGCAGGTCGTCCATGTGGCTACTTGTCACGAGAGGCACGGCGACGGCCGCCTGTAGTTGCCGCTCCTGGATGTCTTGCCACAGCGCGTCGTGCGCCACCCGTGCCGCCAGGTCGAACTCGCGGCGGGCTACGCGGTAGGCAGGCAACACGGCTACAGTGCAGTTCGCCTGGAGTTGCATCACCCGACGCTCGGCCGCGTCCATTTCGCGTTTGGCTTGCTCGTAGGTCATGGCGTTTCCTCCTTGCGAGCTGGGTGCCTCTTTCTCCAGTCCTCCACCGCGGCCTCAAGGCACGGATGCCGCAGTGGAGTTGAGCCGATTCTGCCCCGCGGGTGAAACATCAACTTGACGTGCGTTCCGTTGCACGGCTGAATGTCCACGCGAATGCAATGATCGTGGGCCAAGAACACCAAGGCGGTGAGCCCACTGAAGTCATACGTTGACAACTGCCCGGAACTCATGCCGTGGTCGAGCGTCAACATGACGTACAGCGGATTGGACCAATCGACTTTCTTCATCGCCCGCTCGTCGAAATGATGCAAGCCCTGCCATTCGTCAAGCAGTGCGGCTACGCGCAACCCGACTTCGCTAGGTGGTACTTTGGTCCAATACTTCAGGTGCGATTCATACAGATCGGTCATGGCTTTTCCTCCCAACCCCAGCCAGCCGCGTCATGCGCCGGCCGGGGTGAACCACGCTAGCGGCTCCGTGCCGCGGGCTACGCGAAATCACTCCGTCGTCTCCGTGTGAATTCCTGCGACACCTCCGGTCATCACCGTGGAGCGGATGTCGATCAACAGC